GTGAGCGCGCTTATATGTCTGGATATCCACAAAGCGCCCTTTAGCATCACGTACAGCGTATAATTTTGTTCCCGCGACACTGTAGTGAGTTGTCCTTTTTCTTTTAGTAGCCATTGAATCCTCCTTGTATAAATGTTTTTATATCACACGCCCGGCATTTGTGGATACTGCGCCACAACACAAGGCATTCCGCCAGCGCTAGAAGTGAAAATATTTTGCTTGAAGCAAATTTCGTGGATATAAATATTGTTTTCAGCTACGAGAAAAAACGCTGAAGATAAGAAGGGAGAAACAAAGTACATTAGAACAACATTCATAATTGCCCTTTGTTTTTTAAAAATATAAAAGAATTATCGTTAAGTGTCAAGGAAAGAAAGCTGTTGTGGCGGGGCGTGATAAGCCGACCCTAAAAGTTGAGATAAGACACTTCCAAAAACCGTTTGATTAGGTCAAGTTGCATTTGATTATCTGAGCTCACCACGCCAATTATTGTCCCAAAATATCAGGGGCTGTCTTTACAGCGGCCAGCCCGCCGTAATGTCGTATACCTCTATCTCTTCCACCGTGGCTAGTGCTAAAATCGCCATTGTGTGCTCCTTTTCGCGCGAAAAACACGCCTGCACGTGGGCGCCCACAGCCTGACCGATAGCCGTAAGCATCTCCCTTGATATTTGAATCCATCCCGAAGCTCCCTTCCAGTCGATAAGGGTGTCGGGATTGAGGTCAGAAAACAGATTTGCCCCCGTAACCATTGCCTGGCTTTCCCTGTCTGTTTTTATTGTCACCCCATTAACATTAATTCCGGCTGTTTCCCTGGCGTAGCGATAGGCGGCCAGCTGTGCCAGTTTGTTTTGTCTGGCTTGTTCTATATCACTAACCCATTGCGTTCCTGTCCATTTGGGATATGCACAGGGCGGCAGGGTGGTATACCCAACCGGTATTGGCCCGAGTTCGGTTATCTGTATGGGCACGGCATCAGCGGTGTTGTATATTGTTTTGCCGCGGTGGTCCTCACTTTGAACCCAATTACCACCCACAAAGCACCGTGCATATCCTTCCTGCTGTGGCGGTGGAACTGCGATTGTGGCGAAAGTCGGCACCATAAAAACGGATGCGCCGGTTTTAATGCTTTCTAGGGGATCAAGCTGCGCCGCTTCTTCTCCTGAATATTCACCAGTTTTCCGGTCATAGTAATAAATTTGCATATATCCTCCTAAAACGCTTTGATGATTAACATCCGATAAGTGTTAATTGGTCTGGTCTCGTTGCCGCCAACAAGCGTGGTTGGCGGGTAATATAGTAGGGCGCCCGACGTAGCCCCTAAAAGGCGGTCGGATGTTCCGGATGTGGGATAATCCGCGGCAACTTGGTGCTGGTGCTGTTTGAATTCATCGGCCTGATTGGTACCAACGTTGTTACCTGCTATGCCATCACCACGATCAGTTCTGCTGGCTCTGTCCGGATCCACACCCGCACCATGGTCCCAGACGCGCAAAAACCTTCCCCGGGGATCAGGCAAATTGAAGGTGGTACTGCCATCCCCTGCGCCATACCTGGTCCCGATCACCGCAAATAAATCCGCATACGTGGTACGGCTGATTGCCTGGCCTTTTTCCTCCAGCCACCCCGTGGGTGTTATGCCGTGCGGCCAAAACAGCTCGGCGCCAATCGGCGTGGATGAATCAGGTTTCAGGCCGGCAATAATCTGAAAGTATGTGCCATCGTACTGTGCAATAAGGATCTGGCCAGCAATAATATCGCCCGCAACAAGCGCTTCCGTCGCTTTTTTTCGCATCGCTTTTGCGCCCAGGCCGTTGACATTAAGTGTTGCCGCGCCCGTGTTGGCCACGTGCGCCTTGAAGAATATAGGCAGACCCTCAATGTTTGATGCTAGGGGTGGCGATAGCGATAACGCGTACGCTGTTCCTGTTCCCGTGGTAACACCGTAATTAAGCGGCCCATATGGCACCTTGGGCACGGGAGCAACCTGATAATATGTGCCATCATATATGACAGTAACGATTTGTCCGGAGACAATATCGCCTGCTTCCAGGTTGTTAGCACCGTATTTTTTAAGGCTTTTTCCGCCCAGGCCGTTGACATTAAGTATTGCCGCGCCCGTGTTGGCGTGGGTGGCTTTAAAAACAATCGGCATGCCTGCCACGTGGGCCGTTAGTGCCGGAGATAAAGTGATTACATAGGTATTGCCGCTGCCCGAGTCGACAGCATAATCCAACGCGCCGGCGCCATCGGCATCGGCGCCGGAATGGCGATGATTGTTTACAGCATTTAAAAAATCGGCGGTGACGATTGTTCCCCGGGGGGGAGTGTCATCAAATATTGTTTTGGCCATAATAATAAACTCCTAATGTTTTTATCTTTACGCATAGGCGAAAATAACCATCGTGTGTGCGGGTTTTAAATCTTCGAACAATCCTTCCATCGCGGTGGCAACCGGAGCGTCAACCAGGCGCTCTCCCGCCCGCGATTGCCCGACCCTAAAATAATAAAGAGGGGTCTCGGTAAACGTCACGCGGAAGCGGAAAATGCCCTCCGCCCCATAGCCATCAGTATTGGCCAACAGCTCTTCAATGATCACACTATAGCCAAAATCATCTGCCAACGCGGTAAAGAAGGGAAGGCTCAGGCCTCCGCGTTCGCGCAGCTTGGCGATTACCGCCGCCTGTCGCATCTGAAGTGTGTCGTCGCTGGCGGGTGATAAGCCGCAGACACGTTCCCAATCTTCAATCGTTAACGATGCCGATTGTGGCAGCGTTTCGTGTTGCACCTGTTCGGCGCTGGCTTGCGCTCTGTCCAGCGCCTCGCCTTCCAGCTTGATATCGTCATTAAAAACATCTCCCAACTCTATGGGGGACAATAATTTTAATACATCGGCGTGGTTCATTTAATTCACCGTTATTATGCCCGGGCGGATCATTTGGTAGGCGGTTGGCTCCACATCTGTGGCGGGGACGCTGACCAGCACGTTGTCCGCGCCGGCATCCATCGCCAGCTGTATCAACCGCGCGATATATAATGTTTGTCCAGGAATCATTTCAGCCATATACGCGGATATTTCCGCCCCAATGGCGCTTTTATCGAGATTGTCGCCGCTGACTGCCATGGTCACATTCTGCGCTAACGCGGCAGGCGCGATAATATTGACCCGTGAAGCAGTGACGGGCCGCAAAAGATCGATATGCTTTTTAACCTCGGCAACGAGCGAGCGCACAACATATATTTTCCCCGTGTCGGAAAAAATATCGGCGGCCAGCGTAAGCTGAGTGGCGCTATCCACGCTTACCACGGTTGTTTCTTTATTGTCGGAAACGTTTTCTACGATATCGCCCACACCCACAGGATAAGTCGCGTCGTCAAAAGCGCCGGCGGAATCAATTAATTTGCACACTTCCGCTGAAGTATTTGTGCCCGTCTGGCAGTGAATAATGTACGGTTCGCCCGCGAAAGGGAATATATCCGCGTTGAGGCTAATTTGTGTGGCGCTATCCACGCTGGCCACGGTTGTTCTGGTCTGGCGCAGCGGGTTTTCCACAATATCGCCTGCCACAACGGCATGGCCGGAGGTAAAAGTCGCGCCGGAATCAACCAATTTGCCGCTGGCCGCGCTGGTTACAACGCCGATGCGTGCCGACGAGCTGGGTATTTCGCTGCCGGTCGTTTGGCTATTCGCCAGCACCACAACATCCACATGCCCCAGCGCGCCGCCTGGTATGGGATAACACCATGCCCGCGCAACGTTATTAACCTCGCGTGCCCATTTCACATAATCAAATTTGTTGCCGCCTGCGGGTGGGCGGCGTATATCATCCAACAGGCGCGATAAAAGCGAGGCGTCAGCTTCGCCGTACGTGCGGGTTATGCCGCGGACCCAGGCGTGATGCTCCAGTTGCTGGGTATCCGCCGTGTCCGGAAATATCTGTTTGGCGATCCAACCCAGATACTTATACTCCCCCCACAGCGCCGAAGCCAGACACGCGGATTTAATGAATATCAAAGATCCGGCTGATATGTCTGCGCTGGGGAACTGGTTGCGGTAATCGGTTAAAATTTCATTTAAAAGTTCGTCGAACGACTTTTGGAACGACATTAAATCACCTCCACAAAAGTTGTGAACACAACCTGATCCCCGTTCGCCTTTGTAACTGTTATCAATAATTTAAGGCGGTGCGGATCCTGCGCGCGGTCTCGCTGGGATAAAACCTCCACGGCCGTGGCCTTACCCGCTTCGATAATCCATCGGAGAGCTTCTTTGCAATATTCTTCCGCCAGCGCCGCTGTCTGTTCCGTGTTTTTGTTGCGCGCAAGGAGATGCAGGCGGGAACCGAAGCTGGGATCCTGAAACCACGATCCACGCCTGACAACCAGGCTCAAAAATATATTATTAATCAGGTTGCCGTTCTGGCTCTTGTCAAACGTCATATATCCGCTGCCCGTCTGGTCCTCGATAGCGATAGCAAAATCCATTTTTTTACCCCGCTTTGGTTATGCTGGTGCAAACGTTGCCCAGGCTCAACTTTGTAACCGGCGTGCCGTCTATGCCGTGCGAGTGATTGTTGTATAAATTCAGCAGGCGCTGGTCCACCAGCGCATACGTTGTCCCCTGGCTGCCCAGAAGGACGGAGGGGCTTGCAACCTGCACACCCACCGAGGCATTAATAATCGCGGTTTTTGTAAAGGCTTCCACTTCGTTCGTCACTGTGGCTTTTAGCTTGTTGCCGCAGACAACTTCGATATTTCTCCCGCGTTTAAAATGAACTTTATCGCCCTCGTCGGTATATATTGCGACCTCGCCTGCTTCCACGGCGACGCGATAACGCCGGTCGTCGGAAGCGATCGACACAAAGTGATTCCCCTCGTGGATAATTATTATCTCTGCGCCCGGAAGGGGCCGCGAGGTAAAGCCGTAATGCTGAAAATATTCTCTGTTGGTAATGGTTTCGCCCGGACGGCCCGAAGCCGAAAACCGCTTGATCATGCCTTCCCAAACAGACTTGACAATGCCGCGGATCATGTTAAAATACCCTCATGAAAATAACGATTGCCATACTCTTCCTGCTGTTGTTTGCGTCCTTTTCCCCGCCACAGGCTGATGCCGCAGGAAATTCCTGCTACCGCAAGGCGCAGAGTTATCAAAGCTTGCCGGGCGGCACGCAGGAAATGACGCTTGATGCCCGCAGGGTGGTATCGTTCACCAGGCGGACAATAATTTACGATCTGGGCAAAAAAACCATCACCATCGCGGCTGATTCGCTTGTCGCCCAGTATTTTCTGCGTGATCTTGCTGCCGGACGCTGCACGGCGCGGGCAAACGTCACCCTGGAGCCGGAAAGCAATAACCCTCTTAATACCCGCTATAAAGCAGTCCGGACATCTTCTCATTGAACCACCCCCGGCAGCCCCAAACCTAATATTGTGGTTACGCCATCTTTTTTAGACAGTTCAAAAGTGCGCCGGTAAATCAAAAGGTTTTCCCGCACGCCAAAAACCTCATCCTCAACGTTGCACATTTCATTGATGCGATAATTAATCCCGTTCTGGCTGTGGCCGGTAACACGGTATTCCAGTTGATATCCTTCCCATTTCATTTTTTCCAAAAGCATTTGCGCCGCGAGCTTTGGGCTGATTTCATCGTTGTTGTCTACCAGAACATATGGCTTGTAAAATGGAAAAATTGGGTCCTCCACGCTCGCCGTAACGTTGACATCGCTGGCCGCTTCGTCAATATCTTGCTGCTGGCCGATAACCAAAATTTTTGAGTAGCGGCGCGAAATATCCCGCACAAACGACCCTTTCAATACATTGTTGTTTTGCGGCTCCGCCCGCCGATTAATCAGATGATACAGAGGCGCGCCGCCGCTTTTGGGCTTACCGAACACGAGAGTGCCATTTTCCAGCGCGTAAAACATCATCCCGCGGCGCGCGGAATAAGTTTTTAAAATATCAAATATCGTACGTCCCGGATCGGGTTTGGCGTGGGCGTGGTCAGTGTCAAAGATGCCTACTGCAGACATGCCTTTGCTCTTGCTTCGCCCGCGAATATTTTCCTGATAAATAATATCTTTGCGGTTGATGAACGGCACGCGGCGCAACAGGCGTTCGGCCAGGGCCTTGACGGACATATTCTCCTCGTCGAAAAAATCTTCCGCGTACGAATCGACAAGCAGCCCGCACAAATCGCGGCCCTCCACGCGCAAACTTTCGGTTTTTTTATCGTAGCTGTGGTCAACCCGGTCGATAATGCCGGTAAGCTCGCGTTGTTCGTTGATGTACAACTCGCACTTTTTGCCCGGCTCGATTGCCACTTCGGGATTAGCCAGCTCCAGCGCAAAAACATCGTCGGCCGTGTAAATATCCGCCGCGATGGAATAAGTAAGAAAGTTTTCGATGCGTTGGCCGCCGATGTGCAGACTCACTTTATCAGACATAGATCTGCACCTCCCCCCAGGCAAAAGATGGGTGCCGCAGACGATTGATGGCAAGCAGCTGCTCGGCATCATGATACGCCAACCCGTACCGCAGGCAAACAAGATGCAGCGGCAATGGGTTATCCAGCACAACGGTCATGGGTGCGGGTTTGGTCTTTTTTATCGCGATTACATGATCGGTCAGCGCGGCGGCCATTGCTTTGAGGGTTTGCATCGATCGCGCCTCATTTATCGCGGCCTGTAAATCCGCGCGGACAATTGCCAGAGTGTTTTCAATTTCCGTTATCGTCAAAAGCTGCGGCGCGGGCGCGATCTCTTTTTGCGGACGCCCCGTAACCGAAAAAGTTTTGGTGCGTGCCGCCTGGCGTGCGGCGTTGTCTTTGTTTTGGTCTTCTTTCAAAATCGCGCCAATCTCCACCACTTCCCGCTGGGCTATGGAAATACGGGCGTATTTGCGGAATTCAGCGGCATCCTCCAGCTGTGCCGCGCCGGAGCGGTAACTATCCAAAAATCTGTCCGGCGCGTCCCGAAGCGAGTCGTAAAGCAGAACAAAACGCTCCACGGCGGCGGCAATACTGCCGATCAGCACGCCCGGCAAATTGCGCGCGTAAATAATCGTGCTGACGAGCGAGTTCGCCGGCGCGGTAATCTCGTTAAGGGTTGCCCTCAGACGGCCCACATACTGATCGACTTTTTTCACAAACGCTTGCGCCTGACGCGTCAATCCGGCGTATTGTTCAAAAAGGTTTGCTGCTGCGGGATCGATTTCTTTGAGCAGCTCGTTAAAATCGTCCGGGTACTGCTCTTTTATGTCCGCCGCCACGTGGGCGTTAAGCTCGTCTTGCCCGGCGATAAAGGCTTCTTCCGTTCCCGCATCTACCGGCGCGGCATACCCCGCGTCGCTATCTGCCGGGATTTTGCCCTCAATAAAACTCAGATCTATTTCCGCTGTCTCCAGGCGATCATCGTGGCGCACAACCATTGTTGCGATGTGCCCTTTGATTAATCCATATTTTGGGTGAGAAAGTTCATAGGTATGATCGACCGCGTCGAGATGGGCGATAAGTTTCTTGTGGGCTTCATAATTTTCATTCATAAAATACAGGCGGATTTTAATGTCGCGCGCCGTTTGCCCCATATCCTGCAGGAGCGCGCCCGCGCGAAAGGGGAACTCGTGGCGGACAATCACTTTTTCAAAAGAATCTTCCAGCGTCTCGCATTCGAAAAAAAACATATCATCGATTGATGCTTTATATCTGTCGGCCATTTAAAAAAATCCTCGCGCCAATTTTATGTGCGTGTTCATGTCGTCCGTTGTAGCCTTGATGCGCCCGTCGCCAACACCTTCAAATTTAATATTAAAATTGTTTTTAACTTCCGGCGGATCAGCATGTATAAAATCGTAGATCATTTCCCCTAGGTTGGCGTTTTTGCCACCGGATATTTTTTGGGAAAAAACATCTAACGATTCATTAATTTTAGTTCCAATATGCACCCCGTCTGCTCCAGCAACCATCCCAGCCGCTGCGGGTCCTATCAACCCCATCAATTTTGAAGCTCCGGCCAGCGCCGCGGTGATTGCCGCCAACGTGCCGACGGCCTTTAACAATGGCAGTATTTTCAACATGCCACCGCCGCCAATAATTAGTCCTGGCAAAACTCCGGTAGCTCCACCGATGCCGCCTGTCGGCCAGTTGGTAACAAAAACCGGCGTCACGCCGGTAGCAGCTTCCACTGCTTTGCCTTTGGCAATACCTGCGCCGGTACTTCCTAAACCTGCAAACAAGCCCTTAAAACCTCCCATTCCTTTTAATACGCTAGCCCCCAGTTTGCCTCCTTTGATGAGTTTGTAAATGCCGTACGCGCCAAGAGTTAACGCTCCGGCTACAACGCCGCCGGATACGCCATAGGACAGAGCCTTCTGTTCCCCGGCGACTTCGCCGATTTTGCCGGTGATGTCGTTGAGTAGTTTAAATGTTTTGGTGAGCGGAGCCAGGAGGGGGTCGAACAGTGCCGCCAGCGTTGTTCGCGCGGTGCCCGCGAGCGTCTTGATGTTGGCGTTGAGGCCTTCGAGGCGTTCGTTCATTTTGTCTTCGAGAGTTGCGGCGCGTTCCACCGCGTCGCCGAAGGATTGCCATGAGCCTTCGCCTTCCCGAATAAGCGCCAGCGCCGCGCGCGCGCCCTGATCGCCGAATATCCTGTTCATCACAATCAGTTTTTCCTGATCGTTGAGCTTCTTCATCGCTTGCCGCATAGTGTCGATGATGTCCGGGATGGTTTTCATATTTCCCTGTTTGTCGAAAAACTTCAGCGGTTTCGCGCCGCGTCCCGCCAGCATGGCGTTGATCTGCGGCATTAGGCGCTTGACTTCGCGCGTGCCGCCGGTGAGTCTGGTAAGAAAAGCGTTGAGTGCCGTGCCGCCCATCGAGCCTCTCAGCCCGGATTGTGCCATCATGCCCTGGAGTTTAAGCGTATCCTGCCAGCTCAGTTTCATCTCCGCCGCCGTGCCGGATAGATACTTCATCCCTTCCATCAATTCAGGGATAGTCGTGGCGCTGGCAGCGTCCACGCGCTGGATAAAATCCGCCAGCTCGCCGAACTGCCCGCCCTTGATGCCAAACGGCGTGGCCATCATGACCATCGCTTCCGCGATGACGTCCGGCGGTTCCTTCGAGAGCGTTGATAAGGCCGTCGCCGCGTAGGCCGCGCCGCGCTTGCCGACGACATCTTGAATTTTTAGGCCAGCTTTTAAAAAGACGTTCTCAATCGCCACCACATCGGTGGCAGAAAAAGGCGCGATCTTAGCAACGTCCACCGCCGTGCGGCGGATATCGGCCAGTTCGGCGGAAAGAGTTTGCGCGTTCTTGCCGGATTCCATAAGGTTCATCCGGACGTCAATCATTGCCTCCTGCAGGTCACCCGCCGCCGTGATGCCGGGGCGGATTTTATTAACCAGATACGCTGAGGCGGCAATCGCTTTCAGGCCCGTAGTAATATGCCGGGTCATCTCGTCGAAATCGTGCTTGACTTTTTGCGACGACGCCCCTAAGTTTGCAATCGAGCGGCTGACTCTGGCGGCAATGCCCGAAACCACGTCGATAGCCGTGAATTGGAGCGCAACTGTCATGATATTAGACATAAGCATTTACCTTTTTATTGCTCTGGCGATTGTCGTCGCCTGCTATGGCGTCACCCGTCTCAGAGGCATCTGGATTATCGGCGCACTGCTTTATCTCGCGGGCGGCATTATGGTTTTTCTCTGCGCTCATTTGGTTTTTTATTATCTCGTTGCCGATACACAT